CAAGCTCTTACCAATTATGGTAAAGCCGTTGATTAACCATGCTTGTAGCTATGCTACAATCGCACTATTATAAAGGAAACTTATGTTAGAAGCATGGAATAATCTAAGCAAAGAATCAAAAAACAGTCGGCTTTCAATACAAAAACTGTATGAAGAAGAATTGTTGGATAATGGTTCAGAAAAATACTGGAGAGAATATACTCGGGCTCCAGATGAAGGTAAGCCTGAACAACTGTTATTGGAATCTGCGGTAATTCATCTTACTCCATTCTATCAAAAGTGGATAGATACCTGTTCCAATAATAGAAAGTCTCCAGATTGGTTGGCTCCTTTGCTATGCATTGGTGCTGCTAAGATGGCAGATATTACAATTAGAAATGTAATGCGTTTATTCCTAACTCGGAATACATTGCAGAATTTTGATGATTCAATTGGCATTCCTAGCAATGCTCCTGTTGCACAACAGATTGCTAAATTGATTGCAGATGATGTTATTTCAATCATTGCATATCAACAAGCAAAGAAAAGATTCTCGGATGATTGGCGTAAACAATCCAAGTTCATTAAGAACTGGACTGTCAAGAGATGCAAGGCATTTACCCAAAAGGTATCCAGACTACCTAAGCTTAAGTCCAAGGAAAAAGAAGACCTTGGTCATAATATGCTTAGGATTGCTCTTGCTTCTGATATTCTAGTCAGTCGAATCCATTGGAATGGTAAGAACAAGAAGTCTCTTCTGGTTTCATTTGCTCCTTGGATCCTAAAGGAACTAAGCAAGCGACATGAACTACTAGAACAAGCCTGTCTTGTCTATCGTCCTATGATCTGTCCTCCTGTGTTGCATACAACAAAGGAAGATGGTGGATTCCTATCGCCTTGGATTCGTAAGAAGATGATTAAGAGATATCATCCTGTTGGTGCAGATCCAAAGGATTGGGATTCTCGTCCCTCGGAAATGGTTCTTCGTGGACTTAATGCACTGGCAACTACAGAGTGGTCAGTCAATACCCAAGTCTATCAAGTTATGAAAACTATGTTTGAGAATGACTATCGAACTGCAAATCTCCCAGCTTATACTTTCCGAGACTTTGCTTTTAGTAGGCCATATCCAGAAGGTGGACCAAAGGAAGAACAAGCCAAGTGGATGCAGGAATCCAATGAAGCTTGGGGTGAATGGTATAAAGAAGAACAAGCACGATCAAGAATGATTGTTCGTCTTGAACTAGCCAAGAAGATGGCTGGTTGGAATTTCTTTTATATGCCTTATACTCTAGACTTCCGAGGTAGAGCATATTCTGTATGTGAATTGCTGTCGCCTCAGGGAGTAGACTTTGATCGTGGTCTTATTCACTTTGCTGTACCACGCAAGCAAACTGAACGAGGACTATGGTGGCTTAAGGTTCATATTGCAAACCTATTTGATCAAGATAAGAAACCATTTGAACAACGGGTTAAATGGGTCAATGACAATATGGATATGCTACTTAGGATTGCCGAAGATCCTTATGCAAATAAAGAATGGATTGATTCAAGTAAGAAGAAGAACAAATCATTCCAACGCCTTGCAGCAATCTTTGAAATTGCCCGTAAGGATGGAATGACTCAACTTCCAATTCAAATGGACGGTGCTAATAATGGTGGTCAGCATTGGTCTGCGATTATGCAGAACAAGAAGCTAGCTGTACTCACCAATCTTCTTCCTGCCAACGATCCTCAAGATCTTTATCAGCATGTTGCAGACGCGGCTACTGAGTTTATGCAGATCAATGTGGATAATAGATGGTATCCTGCTTTCCTGGAGTATTGGAATAATAAGTTACCTAGAAATGTAACTAAACGTTCTACTATGTGTGATGCATATGGTCTTACTTTCTATGGTATGCAGAAGTATGTCAAGCAAGAAGGCCATGTGGATTGGGTTAGTAAGGAACACCGAGGCGGTGCTGTAGTTGAGCTAAGTCGCGCAATACAGGCTGGTCTGGGTGAAACCATGGAGTCTCCAAACAAAGGTAAGGAATGG